TTGTGGACTGGGCGTTGCAGATCTCTAATGGCACTATCATCATTACGGAAACCCCAACGACGGGGGTCATCCAGATGGCCAGCCTTACGGTCGGGGATATTGTCCTCACTGGCACGGCAACTGGCAACTTTGGCGCTGGTGGTGCGGCAATCATTGGCACATCGCCTATTAGCGTTGCTACTGCTGCTGGTACCTCGACCATCAGCCTCAATGCCAACTACTCCACGACCAGCCACCTCCACGACGGCACCTACCAGCCGTTCGGCACCTATGTCACCTCCGTCACTGGCACATCGCCAATCACCACATCTGGTACCACCGCCATTACGGTTGGCATTGACCAGACCGCAATCACTGGGGCAACCGCAGCGACAAACGCCGAGGTTGTTCGATTCCTTGTCAAGAACACTACGGGGACGACAATTCCCAAGGGTTCGGCAGTCTATGTCTCTGGGGCAACGGGCGACAACGCTCTCATCTCTCTTGCGTCAGCCACGTCTGATCCATCTTCCTCTAAGACCCTAGGCCTTACTGCCGCCGCAATCGACAACGATGCGTTTGGCTATGTCATTGAGGCGGGGTATCTCACCAACATTGACACTTCCGCCACGACCGCTGGAGCATCCGTCTGGCTTGGTAACACCCCTGGGTCTATCGTATTCGTTAGCCCACCAGCAGAGCCGAGTCACGCAGTCTACCTAGGTGTCGTAGTTCGCGTGCAAGCAATCAATGGATCTATTCTCGTCAAGGTTCAGAACGGCTACGAGCTGGACGAACTCCACGATGTTTCTGCGGCAAGCCCGTCTGACGGAGACATCATCCAATACAAGACCTCTAGCAGTCTGTGGACCAAATCATCCATTGCCAGTGCTGGCATTGCTGCCTCTGTCCACACCCACGCCTACCAGCCTGCTGGAACCTACGTCACGGCAGTCAATGGCACTGCGCCAATTACCGCAAGCACGGACACTGCTGGCATCGTCACGGTTGGACTGAGCGCAAGTTACGCCTCTAGCGTCCATACGCACGCCACCAGCGATGTCACCAGCGGGAACTTCGTTGCCACCCTTGCCGCTGGAACTGGCGTTACCGTCACTGGCGCAGATGCCAATGCTGCGGCAAAAACTGTTTCCATTGGGCAGGCCGTTGCAACGAGCAGCACTCCAACCTTTGCTGGGGCCACTGTCAACGGTGATATTGTTACTAGTTACCTTCCAGTCAGAATTGCAACTGGAACCTACTCAATGAATAGCTCGGCTGCGGCGACTGGGAACACAACGGTAACATTCCCAGCAAACAGGTTCACGCTTGCTCCCCACGTCATTGTTGCAATTCAAAGTGCACCAGGTGGATCACAAAAAGTCGTTGCCCGTATTGCTGGTAGCGTTACTAGTACCTCGTTTACTGGCTACTGGTACAGCGGGGACCAGGCAAACCTAACATTTACTGGGCTTACTTTTGGCTATATTGCAACTCAGTATAGTTCAGCAGCATCGGCGGGGTGATAAGTGGAATTTAAAGAGATGGTTGTTACGTGCAAGACTGATGGGTGCGAAAATAAAGATATTGCACTGACAGTTAATGTCCCAAATGAGGCAGACCCACGTGTTGTTTGCGGACCATGCGGAAATGATATCACCGATAAGCATGACTGATCTGGCACCAGTCCTCACGGGCTGCCACGTCTGCCGAAGCCCTCTTGTTGAGGCGATCAACAAGAAAATGCGCGACGGAATGTCGGATGTGCAGCTCTCCAAGTGGCTTGCAGACGCTGGTCACTACATCTCCCGCATCACTCTCGGCAAGCACAAGCGTGATCACCTCACTGAAGACCACGAACACAAGCGTATCTCCGCAGTAAAGCACCTCCAGAAGCAGAAGAAGACCATCAAGGCGACGGGCGACCTGGCAATGCTGGTGCGGGACTACGTACATAGCGCGGTGCAGGAGGGGGATCTAACCCCAACGCTGGCAGAGGGCCTTCGCGCACAGGAAATGATCGACCGACGCCAAGAGAAGGGCGCAGATCGAGAGGTTGCACTGCAACTTGCAGGCATCTTGGGCGGCGGTGCTACCTATCAGATCATTGAGGCAACAGAAATCAAGCCACTAGGGGTCGGAGAATCGGAGTTATGATTGCGTTCCGCAGCCGTATTGGGTTTCCTCCTAGCACTAAGTCTTATTCTCCCAGGAATCACTCGCGCAAACCAGCAGGAGATCTGGTGCGGGGGAACGAACCCGTACACGGGAGAATGGGAACTATGGGGTCCATTCTGGTGGGCGGACGAACCGCAAAACGAACTGTGGGTGAGGTTGTGCCTACCAAATCGACCGTGGGATCCAGTTCCTTGGGAACCGAGTCCATTGCCGAGCGAGAGTGCGGAGCCTAGCCTTGAGCCGACGCCAGAGCCTACACCCAGCCCGACGCCTGAGCCGACGCCAGAGCCAACACCAGAGCCGACTCCGACTCCGACTGAAGAACCGACGCCTAGCCCAGAGCCAACTCCGACTGAAACTCCGCAGCCTACGCCAAGCCCTACTCCAACAGTAGCTCCAAGTGAGCGACCATCACCAACTCCAACGCGAACTCCAGATCCTAGTCCAGAACAAAGTGGAACGCCGACTCCAAGCCCGACGCCAAGCGAGGAAGTCACTCCGAGTCCTGAACCAGTTCCAAGCCCTAGCGTGGCTCCTGATGGGCCAGCGGAAGCAGTAGCAGAGGCTGTTGGCGAAGCAGTCGCAGCAATTTCAGAAAGCATCGGGGAAGCAGTTACTGCGGTAACCACCCTAGGAAAAGATCTCTCGGTCGAGGAGAAGAAGCAGGCTCAACCAGTCGCGGTGGCAATCATCGTGAGCCAGGTAGCCCAAGCAGCAGCGGCTGCGGTCGCAGCCTCCAACACAGGGAGAAAGAAATGATTTCACGCATCATCAATGACATTGTAGGCGGATCATGGACGATCCTTGGTCTCCTCTTCGCAGTCGTCGTACTGCCAGATGGAGCAACAAAAGACACCATGTCAGCAATCTTCACGGGTCTGACACTAGTATGGTTCCTGACGGGACCACTACGCTGGAAGGATTAACGAATGCAGTATCGGGTCAAGTCACAACTCTACGCTGACGCAGAGGCGCAGCAGAAGGGTGCCAAGCAAGTCCTAGACGACTGCACTTGGTCATCCTGTGCCGCCGCCGTCTCGTGGGCTTCTGGCTACACCGTGGACTACACCGCCGCGCAAGGCGTCGCCGCATTCGAGAAGGCGACAGGGCGCAAGGACAAGCAGGGCATCAGCGACGCTGGCGGCTCACTGAAGGAAGCCGCGCAGACCATCGCCGTACTCGGTGGCAAGGCTCGCTACGCCAAGTCGTGGGCTGATGCCGTGGCAGCAGCGAAGACTGGTGCTGCGCTGATGGTTTGGGTACAGCAGCCAATTGGCTATCCAGCAGGCGTACCCGTCAGCAAGTGGCACGACGGCTGGCGACGCTACTGGACCAAGAAAGATCCGAAGAAGATCACCGACGGCTACGGCCATATGACCTCCGCTGGCTGGTGTGCAGACCACGGTTGGCAGTGGGCGTGTCCTACTCGTGACGAGAAGGTTGCCGCCGAGAAGTACGGCGTGCCAGTGACCGAAGAGCAGCTCAAGCAGATTGCCAACAGCAAGGTCAAGGCGAAGAAGGTTGCAGTCGACTACAAGTGCCTGCTCATCGTCACGCACCCAGGCAAGGTTGCCGCCCCCGCGCCAGTGGTTGCTCCAGTGGTCGCGCCAGTGGCTCCCACAATCAACGTAGAGGCACCTAGGAAGCCCGTAGAGGCTCCGAAAGTAGAATCTGTTACTAAGACACCATCCGAGTTGGATGTGGCGGTAAAAGCCCTAGAGAAGGTCGACTGGGCATCAATCGGAGCAAAGGGTCTGGCTCTGGCAGGAAGCGCGGCTGAGGCCGCTAAGAAGGAGAAGACCAGCATGGGCAAGATTGGCGCATGGCTTAAGTACATTGCAGACAACAGCAAGATTGACGAGATGCTACTAGACGCAGTACGAACGTTCCTCACCGTGTCGATCTCGGTTGCACTCGGTTTGGGCATCCCACTGCTTGACATCAATGGTGGTGACTTCCGCACAATCATCAGCGCAGGACTAGCGTCTGCCCTCCAGATTGTCGTGAAGGCGCTTGACCCAAGCTCCACAGACTACGGCATTCAGAAGAAGAAGTAATGTTTGATGGGTGGGTCTATGTGGGTGGAACATTTGATTTGTTCCACTCAGGACACGCCCAATTCCTAGAGCATTGCCGATCATTTGGCAAGGTAGTCGTTGCGCTCAACACGGATGAGTTTGCCGCTCGGTACAAGCGTCGACCGATTCTCTCACTGGCAGAGCGACACGACCTACTGGATTCCTGCAAGTACGTAGACAAGGTAGTCGTAAACGTCGGCAACGAGAACACTGGACTAACCATTGATCTTATGCCGTTGGATGTTCGAATCAGCCATATTGCTCATGGAGATGACTGGACGGGCGAAAGCCTGATGAAGCAGTTGGGTCTTGACCAAGACTGGCTAGATTTCCGTGGTATCAGGATGTTGTACATCCCCTATACCAAGGGGATCTCTACTAGCGACATTATAGGGAGAATCAATGGCGAGCATCACCGTCGTGGTAACTGCTCATGCGGACTCGGAGAACCTTGTTCGTATCCTAGAACTGCTGGGAAATCAGACCCAGAAGCCAGATGAGATCATTGCTCTCTGCTCTGAGATCAACCTTGAGGGCATTTGGCAACAGTTTCCGTGGGTTCGGTTCTACGAAGAACCCAACCTCAACGACTGGGGTCACGACAAGAGGGCCAAGGGGCTTGACCTGGCGACATCTGAATACACCGCGTGGTTCAACCACGACGACTCCTACGACCAGACCTTCATCCAAGAAATGATGGAATCTGCATCAGGTACCGCAGATGTGCTATACTGCGGCTGGAGCAAGAACCACACCCCGTCCTTTGCTCTCGGACAATCTACTTCTGGCAACTACATTGTCAAGACTAGCTACGCTCGCAAGGCTGGCTACACCGACCGCCACTACGAAGCGGACGGCACGTTCATCAATCGACTGGCCGCACTTGGCGGCAAGATTGAGTTCCTACCCAAAGTCCTATATTTCCACAATGAGGTGAAGTAATGCCCAAGAGTGCTGCATGGCAACGCAAAGAAGGCAAGAATCCGCAGGGCGGATTGAATGCCAAGGGTCGTGCGTCTTACAAGGCGCAGACTGGCGGCACACTGAAGGCTCCTGTCAAGAGCGGAGACAATCCGCGACGAGCCTCATTCCTCGCCCGCATGGGCGGTATGCCTGGTCCTGAGCGCGACGAGAAGGGTCGTCCGACGCGCTTACTCCTGAGCCTGAAGGCTTGGGGTGCCAGCAGCAAGGCGGATGCCCGCGCAAAGGCAGCCGCGATCAGCAAGCGCAACAAGGCTTGAAGCAACTAGCGAATGAAGTTGCGGTCGATCTGGCTCGCGGTCGCTCTGACATCGAGTTCTTTGCTCGCAGGTGGCTTGGCATCCAGGGGAATCCTGGGCAGGTTGCATGGTGGAAGTCCTGCTCCGAGCGTGATGAGTCTGGATATCGACCGAAATACATCACAACCGTCGTATCCGCTGGCAACCGTGCGGGCAAAACGATGGCAATGGCGGTGGTCTGTTTCCACCACGCCCTGTACAAACTGGGACTTCCAAACCCGAAATATGGTGATCCCAAGTCCCACCTTGCGTGGCTAGATTCTCCCTATGAATGGTTCCACATTGGTATCCAGCAAGAGACCGCAGAGCTAGTCTTCCGCGAGATTGAAACCATCCTCACTGGCCAGCACCCCGCCCAAAAAGGTCGTGGTTGCCCCATGGTCACAGAACTTGGTAAGATCGTGGAGACCAACAAGAAGTATCGCGGTGAGTATCCGTGGATCAAGTTCAATCCCATCGTTGGTGGGGCGAGCATCCACTTCCGCACTACCCAGGATCGAGCCAAGGCTCTCCTTGGTAAGGACATGAACGGCATCTCATTTGACGAAGCGGCGTTTGAGCCGCACTTGCTAATGATCTACCAAGAGGTGCTGAACCTCCGACGACTCTCCACTGGCGGACCACTCCACTTCATTGGAACGCCGACTGAGGGATTCAACGAATACGCGGATCTGTGGGAGAAGGGAAATCCCGACAACCCAGCCCGTGACGACAAGTTCATTTCGTTCCGATTGTCCACACGGGACAACATCGGCTACGGACTGACACAAGAGAACTTTGATGATGTCGTTCGTCAGCAGGCTGAGTACCTCATCCCGCAGAACATTGACGGATTCTTCATTGAGGCACGAGACGCATTCTTCTGGTCTCAGTCCATTCAAGCAGTATTCAAATCAGGAGTCGCAGAGTCAGGCCCGACACGTCACCATAAGTATGTCCAGGGTGTAGACCCAGGGATTTCACATGACGCAACGTGGGCGATTACACTCGACATTACTGACAGAAAGTGCCTTCGCGGTACGCGGATTAGAAAGCGTGGCGGCAAGCAGAGTATCTCTGCCGTCGTGAACATGGTCCGCGAAGGACACCTCCTCTACCAGCAAGACGGTGCGTACTGCACCACCATCGTCGATTCCACAGGACTCGGTGGACGACTATTCCAACAGGAGTTCAGCATCATCCGCCCCCTCCGAGGTTTTGACTTCGGTGGCACAAAGGCGAAGAAGGTGGAACTCCTTAATGACTTGAAGGCGGTCCTAGACAAAGGACAAATCGAACTGCCAACTGGCGGTGCGTGGGATGAGATGCGAAGGCAACTCCTCACCTACAAATTGGACGATAAGAAGCTGGAGCAAGATGCAGTGATGGCACTGGCCATTGCTGTGCGACACGCTTTACGAAACCCAGAGAAGCCCGTGAACGATCCAGTGTTCACATATTTTGGAGTGAGTGACTGATGGCCGACAAGGTACGAAAGATCCCAGCGGCGTTCGAGGGAACGCGAGCGATTCCAGCGCAGTACACGACTGACCCTGATATCGCCACGCCTGAGCAGATTGCCTCTATTGGCACTGCCACCGAGAAGGCACGAAAACTTGCTAAGGGTCAGCGTATCGTCGCGGCTGCCGCTGCTGGCAAGCCAATTGCCACCGCGCCAGTATTCACCAACATCACCGTCAACAAGCAGGGTTCAGTCAAGGGTCAGGCAAACCAGTCAATCGCTGGCGGTGCTGGCATTGGCATCAACGACCCATCCATCACGGCACGAAACCGCGCTTCCACGCGCATCAAGCCGAACTTTGAGAAGCTCACCCTTGGCGAACAGGCTTCCGTCAAGATGTCCGAGACTTCACTCAGCGGACAAGGAATTGATCCGAACCAGGACGAGTCGCATCTCCTCCTTCAGGAGATCCTTGGTCGCAAGCAGTTGGTGGAGCCAGAGCAGAACCGCCTGCGCTCACTCTTCCGCCGCATGGACAACCTCTACCACCCAGAGACCATCACCCTTGGTGGTGCTGACCACTGGGCAGATGATCCAAGCGCACGACTTGCTGGTCGAGCGCACGTCTCGGTCAACATCCACCACGCCTATGTACAGATCCCAGCCTCCATCCAGGCTGTGCGACCAGTGGTCAACTATGTTGCCACTGGGCCAACAGCCGAAGAGCGCGATGCCGCGCAACTGCGCGAGCGACTCTACTTTCGCTGGTGGGATGCCAACGAGATGGACCTGCTCCACGAGCACGCTGCACTCCTCAAGGAACTCTACGGTCATACGGCGGCTAAGGTCTATTGGGATCCAGTTGCCGAGTTGCCAAAGATTACCGTCATTGAGCGACCAGAGAACCTCTACCTTGGGTTTGGCGACAGCGACTTCCACCGCCTAGACTGGGCGCTCTATTGCTACGGTATGTCCCCACAGTCAGTCCAAGAGGACTACGGCGTGGATGTCATCCCTGTCAAGCAGGGCGACAAGTACTTCCCGTACACGACCCGTGGCACCCACGATGACCCAATCGGCAACGTGTGGTCCAACACCTTTGAGCGCAACCCGCTTCGACGCGAGACTGCCTACGAGCAGATGCAGGTTGAGGTCTACGACTACTGGTACAAGGTACCAACCAAGCCTGGTAAGGCTCCGCTTGTGTACAACGCCATCTTTGTCGGCAACTCGCTGTTAAAAAACGACGCGCACCCGGAGTATCAGGGACAGATCCCGTATGTCCACCTGCCAAACGGCAAGATCCCTGGTAGCCCATACGGTAAGCCAG